TCACCACAAAGGTGCCCGCTGCGCTGTTTACCTGGGTCACAATGCCAATATGATCTCCGGCTCCGGTGCAGTCGCCTTTCCCGTCATCGTCCCAGTCATACACGCAGGCACCGCCCACATGGCAGAAATGGGCGTCATTCTCCACCCAAATGCCTTTGCTCTTTGCAATCTGCACGAACTTCTCCACGCCGCACTCGGTTCCGGTGTACTCCGCGATCCCGGCTTTTATGTATGCCGCGCTCACCGTGGCCGCGCAATAGGCGTCTTTCACCTGCATTTTGTAGCCGCGGGCCAGGGGCTTGTGGCTGTTGTAGATCTCCAGGATCTCCAGGTGTTGGGCGCTCCCTTTGGTAGCGCCCACCCATGCGTTGATAATGTCGGCCACTTTCTGCCGCAGTTGGTTTTCTGTCATTGGTAAAGCCTCCTTAAATGCCCACATCCGGCGGCTCTGGCCGGTCCGTGGGCGGTTCCTCCGGGGTGGCTTTGTGGCCGCTCCCGCTCGTTCTGGCGGCCTCCGCCGCCTTGTCCTTGTTGGTCTTGATCCATCCCATGACGCCGTTTTCCAGGCCGCACACGCCGAACACGCAGGCGGTCAGGGTGGACGGCTCCCCGCCGGTGTGCCAGAACACAGCCAGGGCGGCCACGGTATAGGCCACCAGGATCACGCCCTCCAGCACCAGCACCTTGTCCATGACGCCCATTTTCTTGGGAGCGTCCCTTGCCTTTGGCGCCGTTCTCTGGCCGTGTGTGTTTCGGCGCAGGCGCCGCGCCGTAGCTCCGCACACCAGGAAACCCAGCACGGTCCCCAGTGCCATGGAGGCAATGGCCAGAAACATGGTTTTCATGGTTCGTCCTCCCTCAAAAAATCGTGCTTGATCAGTCGGTCATCATATACCCGGCTGATATTCGCCACCGCATGGGTGGTCCGGTTGTTCTGGTAATCCGGGTTTGCTTTGCAGTATTTTTCGTACTGGTCGATTTCCGCCAGGATCTCCACAAATTCCTCTTGTGTGTGGGGAATGTCCCGCAGCAGCTCATTGTTGAATTGCAAGATCCTGGCCCTGTGCGCGTCCGCCGTCCTGGCTCCATCCATTTTTATGTGTGTGTCCAGGATCTCGCGGGTTTCGTCCAGCTTGTCGATCACATCCTTGTTGATAGCCCGCCCCACGGCCCGCGCAATAGCGGACCATGGATCCAGCTTAATGGGGGAAATCTGGATCAGCGTCATGGCCACCAGGACGATCCCGCCGCCGGTCAGCACTTCCGCCGCCGTCATGTGGACACCTCCCCGATGACCTGGGCATAGTCCCGGCGGACCGCCGCGATCTCCTCCTCATGGTGGAGCGCGTGGAGCTGTGCCAGCTCCATGGCCTGGGCCTGTATGATCACATTCATTCTGTCGATAATGGCGCACAGATCCGCCGCCAGTTTGGTGTTGTCCATGGCCGTCACCCCCTCGTGCCGATTAGGGCGGCAATGTGCCGCAGATCCTCCACCGGGGCCTCAAAAAATGCGTGGCCCCATATAAAGTGATCCTCATGCTCCGGGTGTCGGTACTTCTGGCACACGGGATCCTCCCACACCAGATCCCAGCGCCGTTGATGGCCCCTGTCCCGTTTCTCCAGCCGCTTGGTGATGGCCAATGTCAGGGCGCCCCGCTCCCGTCCTTTGCCGTCATCATCCCGCGCAAAATACAGGTGGGCCTTTCGGCTGGTTACCGCGCACAGCTGGCGCCCCTGGTGGATCAGGTAATCCTCCACGGCCTCCACCGTGGTGCCGTATGGAAGATTGACCGGGCCGGTGATGGTGTCGATCCTGGCCCGTTGTTTAACAATGTACCTCCGGCCCATTGGTTACGCCTCCGTTTCTCCAGCGGCCACGGCCTCCCATTGCCACAGGCCGGCGGTTCCCGGTGCCCATACGCACGGTTTCATATCCGCCTTGCAGAGATACACAGCGGCGTTATAGGAGTAATACAGGCCGCTGGCGCAGTCCATCCCGTACACCCACGGGATCGGGTCCTCCATGGTTCCTTTGTGGGCGGTATCAATGGGGCGATATACCGCCAACATACCCTCCCCGTGGGGCGGCTGGTGCGCCTGTGGAAGCACTCCGCCGGGTGCCACGACACGGTACAGGGTGCCGCCGTCGTTGATGATGGATTTTTCCGCCACGGTCACGCCCGCTGCCAGGACTTCCTCCCAGGTTTTGAACAGATCCGGCATTTCCAGCGCCGTTTCGTCCGGCACATCCGTGGCCGCCTGGACATACAGGCGGGCCGCGGCGGACAGTTGGCCGGACA